GACGTATTCGTCGGCGTGAGAAGGTATATAATACCACTCAAACCGATCGAATAATGTGGCTAAGCGGTTCGCCGCGTAGTCACATACAGGAGTTGAATCTCCTAAAAAGGATGTCGAAAGTAATGACGGCGTCCTTGAGTTGTGTGCCTGCGTTGCAAAGCACGCAACTCTCTTGGGGACAGTTCTATCCTCAAGAGTAGGGTTTCTGATCCCTAACCCTCCAAAAGATATTGGAAGGTAGGGGTCAACTCCCATAGACCGGGCCTTGCGCTCGATCTGGAGGTACCGGAGCAGATCTCTCTGCACGGGCCACGGGTATTTTCCAAGGGAAATACCGAGACCGAAGAACCAGTTTTCTCTGGATCTTGGTCGGTCCTCCGGAACGACCCATCTAATGGGCCGGAAGGGACGGATGATGAGCCGAGCATTACCGGACTCAATCTTGAGAGATAAATATCTCTCATTAAAGATCCCCTTTTCAGGGGACACGAAGGTTTTATCTTTATTCAAGATGAACCCCGATACGAAGCATAAATGCTCGTACATGCGGTACTCAGTGGTAGTACACCAGAGTATCGCATCATCGCCGTTCACTACGAACGACGGCCGACCATTAAGCGCTAAGCGTATAATGGCCAGGTGGATGACATTGAGAATGACCCAACTAAGGGGCATACCCATAGGCATCCCGTTGCTAGGAACAACAACAGTTCCTGAAGGAGTGCGAATGGCACCACCAAATGCTCTCTCGAGCAGGTAGTTGGGTACACCCAACTCCTTCATAACTATTCGACACAGTGAGCGACTCATTGTGTCGGTAGCCTGGGTCATATCAACGGAGTAAATCCGCCGTTTATGTCCAGGCCTGCCCAAATCGATAGGGTCGAACGGTCCTACCGATTGAAGTTGCGGCCACCTTAACAATGGCTTCAACCAGCTGTCTCGGAGAACGCTAAGTTCTGAGACATACATGCCGTGGTGCTTGGTGACAATTCTCATCTTCGCTCCACGGGACGGAACTGCGACTACCTGGCCAATCACGCGGAATTCACGTGTGGCAGCTGTGGTAGTAGCGGGAATTAACCCGCCAGTATATGGCAGAAGCCGTCCTTTGCGCATTAACACGCTGTCCATGACAGTCAGAGCGGGTCGCTTCTTCAGCTCGGCGAGCCTACGGTTCGTCCAAGCAGATTTACGCTCCCCCCTCTCGGGTACATCTGAGTACCCGACAGTCTGGAACAGGCGTGCTAATCCACCCTGGGAACGCGGAAATTCTGCGCACCCAGAAAAGGATATCGAACCACAAAATTGCTGGTCCGATGTAGGTTTGACGCGCTCAATACGTAATTGAGTTGCCAAACGTTTGACGGTACCCTTTAAATTACGGGTATCGACATCCGATTCATGGATGGTAGGAAGGGAGTCATCCAACTGGACAACCCTACTCCACTCATCCACGGCTCCCTGTCTATCAATGATAGAAGGGAGTGCTCGGGCTATATACGAAAAGTAATATAGAACCCGATCGTTCATATGCTTCCTAATAAAGCGAGGAACGAGACAAGCAATAACGCTTGCGTTCGGCGGGACCCCCGTTATGAGGGCTCGTCGACACTCTATCGCCGCCGCTTTGTAGCGGCGAAGAGCAGCGTCATGATCTTTCGACATGAACGCTCGGATCTGACGAAGGTGGTGATAAAACCCCTTTCGTCTGTTACCGACCCATTTATCTGGGCGATAACCGCAACATATAATTGTTGCGATAAGAACCGTCTTAACAGATGTATAAGAACGGTCCACTTTTGGGATCTCTCCCCTCCCCCGTGTTTGCACCACAGGGGGTGCCGATTTAGACCTTCTAGATCGGGC